TGCGGAGTCGCCCGCCTGGTTGTCACGGGAACAGTGGACGACGATCAGGTCGCCGACGTTGACGGTCGCACCCAAGTTCCCTGTCGTCAGGACTTCAGGCGTCGTCGTCGCAATGTCGGTCGCGGTCGCCGTCGCGATGTCTTTAGTCCACGCCACGACGCGACCTCGCCGCTACGCGGCTTCGTACCGGCAAGTGAACGTGATGGTGTCACCCGACGCCAACGCGAAGTTCGGGTCCTTCCCCACGAAATCGGTGAGCGCCCCAGCCGTCGACAAGAACTTCACGGTCGTCGTCGTATTCACATACACGTTCGTCGAGATTCGTTGCGATCCAGTGTCTACGACTTCGCCGCAACCGATGACGAGACCCGTTGCCGTGATCCCCGTCACCGGCAAGCTCACCGTGATGAGGTTGTTGCCTGTCCCTGCGCCGGTCATCGTCAGATAGACGATCACTTCGACGGTCCCACCGTACGACTTGTATTTCGAGTACGTGTTCGTCTTCGTGACCGCACCGGACTGCGTCACCGTCGGGCTAAACGAAGTCCACTCTGAGATCGCCATGACGTTGTCGCGGACGTCTTGGTTCCACAGGTCCGCGCTGATGTCGGTGACGGACGCGACGACGGTGGCCGGGTCGACGTACGTTGCCATTCGAACCCCTTAGTAGGCGAAGACGACTTCGTCGAAGACGCACTCGTCGAACTTGGCGTACGGCGTGTCATCCACCGGTGAGCCCCGGAACTCGGTCACCCACGACGACAAATGATCCCCGAAGGAGTACGTCACACCCTCGAGGATCTGGTCGACCTGGATCGTGTTCCCCGTGCCGAGCGGCCGACGCTGAATGGTGATCCGGTCGCCGATCTCGCGGCCCCACGCTTCGGGCCACAGGTTGTCCGGATCGCGGTGCGGTGTGAGACGCATCGCCCGCAACCGGGTTCCGAGATCCTTGTACCGGGTCAACAACGCCCACGCCCGCGACACCATCACCACGTCGGAGTCGTCGTACGTCGCGGGCGCCGACCATGCCCGTTCCCCGTACCGGCCCGTCGAATAGGTGACGTCTTCGACGGTGAACGACACGCCACCCGACCGTTCGGCCGTGACCGGGTTGCGGATCTGCGCCTCATCACGGTGGAGCGCGAACCCTTCCGCCACGTAGACGAGGGCTTCGCCGCTATGCACGTCGCCGTACGTGGCCTGCGACGTGTTCGACCGTGGTTCCGCCCAGAGGGCCGACCGGGGCCGGTGTACGACGTTCCCGGCGCCGTCCATATACGTTTGCCCCGCTTCGGTGTCCGCGAGGCGTTGCACCATCTCGAGCATGTTGTCGGGGAGTTCGTAACCGCCGACCGTCGAAGCGCCGACCCCGATGTCACGCAGTCCGGACGGCCATCCTTTGAACGTGAGCAAGGCGTCGAGGACCGCCCCCGTGTCGAAGCCTGCGTAGCCGAGCCCACCCGCGTTCCAATGCTCCGCGACCTCAGCTGCCGACAGGGCGCGGTCCTCCCAGAGCATCACATGGCCGATCTGGCCGTTGAATGCCGTGTCAGCCGCGCCGAGCCCGGAACCGATGTTGTTGTCGGGGCCGAGTCCGATGCGGAACACGTCGCTTGGGAGTGCGATGAGCGAACACGCGCCGGTGTTGCGTGGTCCCCCGTCGACATAGAGGGTGAGGGTGGCGTCTTCGCGGACGAGGACCGCCTGATGTGGCAGATCGTCCGTGACGATCACCGAAGCGTCGGATACGAACCCGGTTGAGGACGACCCGGCGACCCACCCGTCGCCGTACAACCGCAGGCTCGTTTCGGTGCCGTTCGTGTTCCCGATGCACACGAGGTACTCGGGATTCACGATCGTCTCGTCCGGGTGCGTGAACCACACTTCGAGGGTGAAGTCGTCGACGGGCAAAGCGAACACTTCGCCAAGTGGTACGACGACGTGTTGAGTGAACGCCGGGTCGAAGGTCGGGGCGCCGTCCCCGCCGGAGAACGGGACGACCGGGTCGCCGCCGAGTTCCGGGTCGTTTTCGTAACGGCCGTCGAGACCACCGAAACTGCCGGATTCGATGGCGACAGTCCCCGCGGTCTCGTTCATGCGCCACCAACGGTCCGGTGGCGAGACCCGTACCGCCGCGTCGAGCCAGGAGCCGGGGAGGCCCATCTGTTCGAACCAGGCGAACGCGTCGCGTGCGACGATGTCGGTTTCGAACATCGAATCGGATGCTTCGACGGTCTGACCCCAGTCCATCACATACCCGTAGAACAACGGGTAGGCGATACCGGCCCAGGATGTGACGATCCGGATTTGGGCCATCGGAATCAGGTTGCCGTAGTAAGTGCCGCTGGTGTATTCGGGGTCGAACAGTCGTGTCGTGGTACGGAGGTTGAGTTGGCAGGTACCGGCCGCGAACCGTTCGAGTTCGTAGGTGCGGCCACGTTGAATGTCGCCGGCGTGGACGTATTCGGTGATGTCGACCCACGTGCCGGTCGTGGCGCCGGGTGGGATACCGGGAAGCCATTCGATCGTCAGCGGCGCGCTGGATACGGCGCTGACGGTCTGGATAGTTTCGTCGCCGATCGTCGCCGACACTTCGATGGGTGCATCAGCGGTGAGTTGGAGGCTGGTCGAGTCGCCGGTGCTGGACCATTCGACGGTCCCGTTGACGGTCGCGACTTCGGCGAATGCGGTGGAGCCGCTGCCAGCGACGGACCCGGCCGCGTCGAGGGCAACGGTAACCGCCACATATTCGGCGTTGACGGTCGTCCCGGAAGCCGCGGCCGGGTTGAGTTCGACACCGACGATGCCCCACAAGGTCGCGGACGTTGCCGCCCAGGTGACGGTATCCGAACCGAACGTACTGTTTCGGCGAATCGTTTCGAGGCCACGGGCCGGGGACGCATGTCCGCCGTCGAAAAGTTCGGTCCAAAGGCTGGGTGGCGACAGGGCAGCAGGGTTCGCCGAGTTGTGGCAGGCGAGGACCGTCGCATTGTTCTCGTCGCAGTTCACGTCGTAGAGGACGAGCGGGGTCGTTCCCGCACTACCGGTCGCTTGTGTCGACTGCACGACCGCGGTCACACCGAACGCGGAGAACCCGGTCGATTCCTCGACGGAGACCGCACACCCGGTCGCCGGGTCGCCGGTGCAATCGAATGTCAACGTTTGCGACGACGCGACCGCGGCGGTGTCTTTGACGAAGAGGTACAGCGAATCGTTATCGCTGTGGTCGATGCAATGGTGAACGAGCGTGTAGGTGCCGCCGAGCGAATCGGTGAGTGTCGGTGCGGAGAGGACCGTTCCCGACGCGGCGACGAACGCGACGAGGTAGTTCCCTGCGGTGGGGGTGAACGCGGAGAAGCTCGAGTAGATCGACGCGTCAGTGCCGGACCCGTGGGTCGCTTGGGTGATGTGCGTGAACGAGGCGGCCACTGCTCAGGTCCAGCGGGAAGCGAGGTAAGTGGCCCACGAGTTGTATGGGTTCGTGGTGCGCCACACGGTCGCCGGGTCGCTGCCGCCTGGTGCCGTCTCGTTGTAGTTGATGCGGGTGATGTTGATGCGCGACGTGTCGAGATCCCAGTTCTGTCCTGATGTGCCGTCGACCGTGATGTTGCGGTTGTAACCGGTCATGTTCCATACCCAGACGTCTTCGATTGTGCCGGTGATGTCGTATGCCGCCGCGGCGAACGACTGGAACGAAATCCCGGCGTACGCATCCTCGAACCAGGTGCGACGAATCTCGAAGTCGAGGATGTCGCCGATCCCGGCAATGAACCGCAACGACGAGATCCCGTCGTTGATCCCGGACGGCGGCGTCGTGTTGTTCGGCCGGATGTACGAGTCGAGGAGTTGCCGACGGTCGTACGCTCCGACGATTCCTGACACGCCGGTCGGGTGGAGGATGTCGTTCGGGTCCAGGTTCGTCCCGACGTTGTCGACCGGACCTTCGCTGATGTCCCAGATTTTGGCGCCTTGGGTGATGCGGTCGTCGTTGTTGCCGCCGTCCTGATAGAGGGCGGTGCCGGTGTCATGCCAGTCGCAGCCGTAATCCTCGATGTTGCGGGAACCGGAACTGACTTTCAGGAGACGCGGAGCCTCGTGATACATGAACGGCCCGACGGACGGGTGCTGCGGCCAATTCGGTTCCGTAGCCCACGTCGAGATCGGATACGTCGCGTCGCAATACCAGAATTTGATGTGGTCACACGACCCGGTCTTGATGATCCCGTTACGGAACGTGAACCCGACCATCAAGATCCGTGACGTCGTCCCCGCGAAGATCAGGTCACCGTTCGCGTTGCCACCCTCGGGGATGGTCGCACCGGGGTACCCCATGTCGATGATGACGCCGCCTTGTGTCTCAGCTTCGAGGACAAGCCAACCGTCGTAGGTTCCCGCAGTCGTGGCGTGGACAGCGTTCGTGATCGTGTCGGCGAAATACACACCGTCGGGGACAGTGACGATCTGGTCACCCGTGTTGAAGAAGTAAGGGGCGATCGAACCCAACGGTGCGGGTGCGTCAACTGCGGCTACCGCACCGATGTCGCGGGGAAGGTACTCTTCGCCGTTCACGTCGTCGGTTTGGAGAACGCCCGGTGCGAACGCTGATGCGGCTACCTCGCCGCCGCTCGCACCGATCCCAGACAGACCAGAAGCCGACGAGCCTGTCGTCGGAGCGAACGCTCCCTCGAGGAGACCAGGGTACGACCAGGTGGTTTCTCTGTTCCCAAATGGTACGGACGCGCCGACGGTCTCACCGATGACATCCTGATGGTGGTCCGTGTCAGCGGCGGCGGTCCACATGTAGTTATCCAGCGACGACGCGCCACGGTCAGTGGATTGGACGTTCCCCAACCATACGGAAGGGACGACCGCCGCACCGCTGAACCCGGTTCCCGTGTACGCCCATTGGAACACGTTGTTGACGAACATGTAGTCCGCGTCACCTGGCACATACCCCGAAGGTGCCGTCGCAGTGTCCGTCGTGAACACTACCGACGCGGAATCCATAGCTGTGAACGTGTTCTGCGACACTTTCACGGTCTCGGCGTTCTGGATGATGCACCGACCACCCGCAGTCGACGCCCCAGGCACGTACGACGTTCCCGCACGGTTAATGACGTTCTGGTAGATGTGGGCGTCGGCGACGGCGGGTGACGTGATCCAGTTGATCGCGTTGGTCGGTTGGATCGCGATCGGGTACCACTCGATGTCGGTAAGGAAATTCCCGTACATCTGAAGGCCGGTGCCTTCGAGTACCTGGACGCCGTTCGACGTACCACGACCCGACGTCGTGTTCCCCGAGTACTTGTACGACGAAATATCAGAGAAGTTGTTCCACCGGATGATGAGCCCGTCGAACCCGACCGCTTCGATAGCGTTCCCGCCGAGCGCGTGAATGTTGGCCCGTTCGATGAGAATGTCGGCGCAGCGTGCAGAGAACGTCGTCTGTGCCGCGTTCGACGACGCCGCCGAAATATAGATACCGGCACCGACCGAACCGGCGATCTCGCCGCCTGTCCATGTGATCGACGACGAGTGGTAGAGACGGAGGTTACCGACCTCGGTACATGCCGTGAACACGACGTCGGTGCAACCAACCAAGTTGAAGTGGTGGATGCGGACGGCCTGGAACTTGAACCGCGAGCACGATGTCATCTTCGGGCGGGTCGCCGACGTCGACGCCCCGGACCCGCCCTTGATCTGCTGGGTCGCCAACACGAGGTTCCCGACGATCGTCACATACCCCGACGACCCGGACGGTGTCACTCCGGACAGTTGGATGTCGTATTCGACATCGCCAGTCAAGTTGATCGTGTCGCCACGCGCCGCCGCAGCCAACGCGGTCGCGAGCTCCGCCGTGTTCACGACGTTGTATGTCGTGTTTCCCGACGTCGTCGGCGCAGCATTGTTCGCGGTGACCGTGACCGCCGCGACATCGGCGAACACGCTCACCGGCCCGGACACGCCGGCCGACGCGACTTCAGTCGACACGATGACTGTCGCGCATTCGGCTGTTGCGTTGACGACCTCGAGGTCAGCCTGTGTCCCGAACCCGACCCGATGTACGACTGTTATCGGCATGAGGCACTAAAGCGTGAATCTGATGATCCCGTTGGCGTGCCAAACAACCGTAAATGTCCCATTTACGACCGAATAGCCGCTGGCATTCCCGAAGTAGAGATAGCAAATGCCTTGGTCGGCGATCGGCGACGCGATCGTGTCGTCGTAGACGAGGCAACCGAAGATCGCCGCACCATCGAACGCGGACCCTGATGCCGTGTCGGTCGCATCCCAATACACGACATCGGCGACGGACACGTTGATGGCTGGTGACGCCAACGCCACCCCACCCTGCGCCCACTGCGCAGCCTCAAACACCTCGTTCCCTGCCGAGGCCCACTGACCAGCGTTGTACGCAGTGTTCGCCGCCGACACGTCATTATCGGGCGTGATGTCGTTGTCGTAGAGGGCGGCCTTGAACGTGTCGACCGACGCTCCCGACATGTCGATCGCGGCGGCGTTGCCGAGAATGTCGGCGAGCGTCTGACGAAACAGCTTGCTGTTGGACCAGGCCATTCGGTTACTTCCCTTCTTGAGCGTTGGCGCACGGCGCCAACACAGCGACATCTTGTCCGTCGTCCCGGGTCGTCACGATCGCGACGACTGGGCGGCCTTCACCGTCGGTTTGGACCATCTCGCCGGCGACGTAATCCTCGGTTTCGATCGCGACGACTTTGCAAGGGGTGCCGTCTTCGGTGAACGGTGCGTACAGGCCGTTGAGACCCCGGCATGGGTGTTGCGGGATGAGTGTCGGCCGGGCACGCGTGACGAGCGTCCGGTCACAGTTCGGGCATGACCAACGGAACTCAGTGCGGAGCAACGGGACGGTCATGCGATCGCCCGCCGTGGGATACGCGGACCGCCCGCACGGCCGAAGTGTTTCGCCGAGTTCCGGGCGACGACTTCGCCGTCGAGGACGATCACGTTCTCGATCACGATCACGCCCCCACCACCGTTGGGGAGCGGTGACGCACCCGGAGCCCGGTGGAGAGGGACGAGCATCTCCGGGCCCGCTTCGCCGATAAGTGCGAGCGTCGGACGGTTCACGATCGCGCCTTCGGCGCCGCCGTACTTCGCCTTCAACCGCTCGACTCGTTCGACTTCCTCGGCGAACGACCCGCCACCAATCCCGATCGCGCCGCCGATACTGCTCGGAATGTTCCGAATCGCGTCGGCCGCGTCGCGGGCCGTGTTGTAGATCTTCTGGAGGATGCTCCACAAGGCGGCAAGTGGCCCGTCGATGACTCCCCACAACGCCGTCCCGGCACCAACAACCTGGTCGATCGCCCCGACATAGACACCGGCCATCCATACGACAGCACCCGCGATCTCGTCGATACGTGCCTTGAGCCACACGAGCGGTGGACCGATCACCGACCAAACCGCGTTCGCGACGTCTTGGAACGTCCCCTCGAACAGCCGGTAGAACCCGCGCAACGGTGCGACGAGATAGTTGAACGCGGCTTCGAAGATCGCGACGACGTCGCCCCACAGTTGCGCCCACCGGCCGTGGATCAAGTCGTCGATCAAGTTGAACACAGCGACGAGCTGGTCGAAGAGTGCCTTGTAGATCGGTTCGACGACCGTCCAGGCGGCCGAGACGGCGAGGGCAACGTCATCGAAGAACCTCTTGAAGTCGGCTCGGTGTTCGGTGACCCATTCCATCGCCTGGCTGATCCCGGTGAACACGCGAGTCGCGACCGGTTCGACTTCGGTGAGCAGGGTGTTCTTGAAGATCTTCCACTGCTCCGAGAAGTCGTTCGTGTCCCGCGCCGCGCCGCGGATCGTGTCCTTGCCGTTCGTGATCGCGGACATGACGCTGTCGAGCTCAAAGCGGCCTTCGCGAATCGCTGCGGCCATGTCCGGGCCAGCGCGCACACCGAACACTTCGAAGGCAAGCGCGTTCGCTTCCGCCGCGGACCCGGCCGCCTTGATTTGGGTGATGACCCGCTGCAACGCGGCGATCGGTTCCTCACCGGCTTTAGCGAAGGTCTTGAGACCGAACCGCATACCGGCGAGAACGGTCTCGAGGTTGACGCCTTCCTTCTCGAACTTGGAGAACAAGGCGATGGCCTGGTCGAATGTGAACCCGAGATTGCGGAGCGGAGCGCCGAACTGCACGACATTCTGCGCAAGGCTGTTGAGACCGACACCTGTCTCTTGTGTCGCGCGGAAAACCTTGTTGAGCGCCTTCGCCTGATCCTCGGAAGCAATCGACCAGTCGCCGAACAGGCGGGTGAGGTCCGCGATGTTCTCGCCGACGTCGGTTTTCGTGATGCGGGAGAGTTCGAGGAACTGCTTCGCCAGCCGCTCGAGCGGCTGGCCTGTCAATCCGAGTCGGGCGTTGAGGCCCGCGATCGCCTCAGAGGCGGGAGCCATGTCGGTCGGGATCGCCGAGAAAACGTCCTTGAAACTCTCCTTGAGTCCTGCGAGTTCCTTGCCTGTCGCACCGGTCTTGACGCGGAGCGTATCGAAGGCACCATCGAATTGCTTCCCGAGGTCGAACAGCGCCTTACCGGCGGCCACAACCCCGGCGGTGACCCCCGCGCCGAGCGCGAGGCCGCCGAGCGCCGATTTGGCTTGGAGGTTCGTGAAGAACTTCCCGACCGCCGTATCACCGAGACCGAGCGCGGTGATGAGCCCTTTGGCGTCACCGAGGATCGCGACCTTGACTTCGCGGCCGGCCATCTAGAACCCGACCCGTCGAGATGCGGTGTCGATCGCGTCACCGACGGCTTCTTCGATCTCGTGTTCCTTGTGCGCGATCGCCGGGTAGATGAACCGGCCGCCTTTCGGTCCCTTCCCCGAACGTGCCCACGGGCCCACCGACCGTGGTTGGCCCCTACGCGGGGTGCGCGTACCGAAGTCGGCCCACCCGTACCACGGCAAGACCCGTCGGCCGCCAGTCACGTATGCGCCACGCCCGGACGACCCGGCCCGCAACGTGTCCGAGGCCCGGAACGAGAACGAGTTGGCCCGCAGTTTCGCTTCCTTCGAAACGATCCCCGCCGCGGCGAGCAGCCCCGCCTTCAACTCTTTCGATCCTTCGATATCGCCGAGATCCTTGAACGCCTTCTGCAATTCGCGTAACCCGAGGATGTTGACACCGACCGTCATTCGTCACCATCTCCCGCGAGCGCGTCGAGTTGGACTAGATATTCGTTGAGCTCGACGACAGACAACAACTCGTAGTGCCACGGGTGAACACCGAAATGGTAGGACAGGGCCGGTGCTGCCCGAATGAGACCGGCCCTCACACTTCCGGGTCGTCGCCCTTCCCGTCATCTTCGGTCAACGCGAACTCGTCGAGCGTGTACCCGGCTGCGGCCCATTCGTCGAGAGCGTCGTTCCATGTGACCGCCTCCAACTCGAGGAGACGGACGAGGAACCACAGGGCGCACATCGTCAGCTCGCCGAACCGCTCCTCGGCGAAGTACCACTCAACGGACCTGCCGGTCTGGTCCATGAACTTCGCTTTGATGCGGATCGGGATATTGCCAACCGCGATCTTGTATTCCTGGTCGCGGAGCCGCAGAAGCATGACCTTCGATGCGGCTTCGACCGGGTCGTCGGGGATCACCGGTTAGCCGACCTTCGCGACGAGCGACGCCGCGGCAAGCGCACCCGTAATGTTCACCGACCCGGCCACGCCGGACTCGACATTGAAGTCGAAGATCGCCGTACCGAACCAATACGAACCGACCGTCGCATTGTCCGGGTACAGATAGAACTTCCGGGCGATGCCGTCGGTCGCGGCCGTGTACAGCTGCGCCGTCGCCGTGTCATAGAACCCGCCGTACGTCCCCTGGCAGTC